ACAAAGACTCCAATGGCTCTGGTCCTGATGCTCTGCCTCCAAATGTTTTAAGTGGCGCACCTGCTGGACGTACCTTACTCATATCCCACTTAGGTATCTGCCCTACATAGAGCATACCAATAAGTTCCTTGAGTGCCTTTGCCCATCCCATCTTGCTATCAGGTACAGGTATAACAGAATCAGAGTAATGAAACTCTTCTGCTACTTCTGGTAGCTTAGAAACAAACTGACGTTCAACACTGAAGCCTACACCAGTGCCGTTCATGAGAATGTATAAGACCTCATCGAAAGCTTGAACACGATCAATGGCAACATAAGAACAGTTGTACCCTGCTATGTTCTCCCGCTTGAGTGCATCACCTGCTGACATCAGACAACGCATAGAAGGCATTACCTTTAATGATAATACAGCCTCTTCTAATTCTTTTATTGTACTGGCAGTCAGATTAAAATCATGTAAGTCTTTGACATGTTCCTTAAAGAATGAGAAATATCTCCCCACTGTTTCAGGCCAAGTCTCCCTTCTCTCTTCATCATAGAGCCAACGAGAATATCTTGATAGGTGGATAAATTCTTGGTAAAGCGTTGGTAAGTAGTTGTTTGACATAGTTCCCTCTTATCCTAATTTACAGAAATAAATAACAGTTACCCGATTTCTTCACGCCACCCTATCTAAAGGAGTAGTCGGGAGCCACTGCCAAGGCTTAATCACTTTTATAATATAGTTCTAGTATTAGTTCAGCGTAGTGTATGGCTTTTTCAATATCTTTTTTTCCTTCTCCCTTTGTTCTGTGTCTAGTAACATACTTAATTACATTGCCCTCAAAGTAATCTAATTGATTAGCATGTATGTACTCGACAGGCTGTATCTTACAATCTTTGTAATGATCTCCTCCTATTTGTTTATCTAATATAGCTTCATCAGACTCAATCACTACTTGTTCTCTATCTTCTTTCATTCTTCTTAAAATATAATTATCTCTCGATTCTGTTTTCATTTTTACCTCATGCAAGTAATTTACTTATTCGATTACGCACTGGTCCTACGTTGTCTGAGTTAATCACATGGCTTACAAAACTTCTCACATCTTTAGGAGAAAAGCCAGCATAGTCACACACAAACTCAAAATTCTCACACGTCACTCCAATAGAAGCAAAGAACCATGCAGAAGCCTGATTACGATTTAGTTTTGAATCTTCTGTTTCATTGTCTCTTTCTGGCTTTGAAGCGTCTAAGATAGCTTGAAAAATAACAGATATAAACAGGGATCTATAAGGATCTTTTTTACTATCATTATATAATTGTTCTAATATTTTAACTTCGGATTTACTTGTCTTCATACGCCTGTACTGGTCTAAAAAATTTACCCCCTACATAATTATTATAGTAGGCAGGTTCATCAGTTCCTTCTAAAGTTGTTGATAACACATTGTACTTCATTTGATAATAACATTCATAGTATCTAAGGCTACGCTTATTTTTAAACTCTGATATTATTTCAAACTTAAAAGCTCTCTTACCTAATTTTTTTATATCTTCTAATAAGTGTTTAGAAGAACCCATATATACTTTCCAATTTGTTTGTCGTGTTCTCTTTGTCTTTGAGTAATGCCAGTATTGTTTACATCCTATGTAAGCTTTCTTTGTTTTTTTATTTGTAATGACATAGACAAAACCAAACATATTTTCTACATTTGGATTCTTCTTATACTTCCAATGGGATCTCACCAAGCATTTACCTCTGGCACATCAGGGGTCTTCGCTACGCTGGTAAGATATCTCTTTCCATTTGCATATTGAAACACTCTTAATCCTTTACCTCCATTTATATCAGACCAACATTCTTTTTTATGCCGACAATATAAACAACCTGTTGCTAATTTATAATTACCAGACTTACCATCGGGTACTGGATCATAACATCTATTAGGCATTGTAGGGTTATTAACTATTTCTTTTAATGCTTTAACTCTACTCCCCGCATTAATCATCTCCATTGAATGCACAGGAGCTAGGCATATCTTACCAGTAGATTTATCTATAACAAGGAAGGCCGCTTTATCTACATTATTAGCTTCAGCATAAGCAGATATCTGAGCGATATAGCCAAAAGGATCATCGTTAACTAGATTATTAGAATTAAACTTTTCAAAACTCCTACCAGAAGCAGACTTACAATCCACAAGAACCCCATCAATCATTGCATCTTGATGTCCTAATACACCTTCTACTGATACCTCTGCTTGCTGTGCCTCTACAGTATGACCAGCTACTTCAGCACATAGTAAAAGTAATTCTTCAAGGATGTAGCCATATAAGAATTTAATACGTGTACTTGGGGGTAGTTGCTCTTCTGTAGTTTCAGTATTGACATCATACCATAGTTGTCTGTCTGGCTTACCAATACCAGATAACCTAAGATTACCACTATCTCTTGGTTTACTATACATAAATTCTTTAATATGAATTTTAATCATATCTCCAAACTTATCTATAAGATCATCTACTTCTTTCTCATCTCTTTCTATAGGAGAAAGATTAAAAAGATCATAGATATCTTTTACTAATGTTTCTATATTTTTCATAAAGAATAGAGAGGAGTGCTTTTAAACACCCCTCCCTCCTTTCTTATTATTAAAAGGGTACGTTACTTTCTTCCTGATTTACATAACCGCCTTCGACTACATCAAAGTCATCGGTGTTGTACTCAACAAGATCTAATACCTGAACACCTTGCAAGTATCCTTTTACTCCTCCACCAAATTGATCATATGGTTTAGGAAAGTAACTGGCATTAACTTTGGAACCATTTCCAACACGTTTATCAGTTGGAAAAGGATTGCGTTGAGAATCCGTTACCTTCATGGGCCTGAAAGTTCCTTCTTGAGTTCTTGCATACTGCTTCAGTGTTACAAAGTCACCTCGTTCATCTCCTTTGTTTTTAAGAGTGAGGCCGTCAGCTTCAGCAATCTTTTTATTGGTAGCATCAAGATTGCAAATCTCAACAGTCCATTCACCATCGGGGTTAAATTTAGTATTCGGCGTCATGATATGCGCCCAATAAGCTTCACCAGAAATAATACTCATACTTAATTCTCCTTTTGTTAATAACGATTGATAATAACGTGTTGTCTACTACTACAACAAAAGCATTTTAACACAACTGTAATCACTTGTCAATGGGTTTCTGCCCATGTTTTACCAACTTTATAATCACAGTCTAGATCACATTGAACACTAAGAGTTCTCTGTGTTTGTCTCATGGCCTCTTTTGTAATACGACAGAACCTCTCTATATCAGGTACTGCCACTTCAAACTGGTATTCATCGTGAATAGAGGCCACCAGTTTAACATTCATCTCATATTTATAAACACGCTCCATGATATGAACAAGCCATTGCTTACATATGATTGCACCAGCACCCTGCAATAGTGTGTTAAGTGCTGAGTGTTCTGATCTTATTTGCAAAAGCCTACCATCTAATCCTTGTATAGTCTTATGTTTGCTAACCCTCTTTTGAACATTTTCTCTAAGTCTTTTTAAGGCTGGCATATTACTAAGAAACTTTTTAATTAAAGCTTGCCCTGCTCCTGCTCCTTTACCAACAATCTTACCAATCTTAGCTGGACCTGCACCGTAGAGAAAAGCATAGATAAAAGTTTTAGCTTGATCTCTAGTCTTTAATCCTGCAGCTTCTTGATTAGCTGTATGCACATCACCACTCAGTACTTCATTAGTAAACTCAGGGTCATTCATGTAGTGTGCCAAGCATCTTAGTTCAAGACCGCTGGCATCCACACCTACCAAGCGATATTTAGAAACATCATCAACCGTCCAGAGTCCACGACATTCTCTGCCGTAAGGACTATAGACAGCGGGAACTTGTGCCATATTAGGTACTGCATGTGCCATCCTTCCAGTTATAGTACGTAGTGTCAGTACTTTACCATGCACTCTATCACTATCTGTACATTCTTTTATCCAAGATTTAAGAAGCCCTGTTCTTTTTTGTAAAAGAAAATATCTGTTAAACATCTCTGCTTCAGGCATTTTAATTTTAGAAAGAACAGCTTCATTAATTATAATGTTATCTTTCTCTGTTTTTAATTTAGGTTTCCAGCCCCTCTGTTCTAATCTTTCTGCAATTTGTTTACGACTAGCTATATTAAAAGGTATATACTTAGTCTTTGTTTTTAACTCAACCTTAGTTGGCTCAAACATCTCTAATGATTTACGTTCAAGCGCATCTTGTTCATCTGTTAATTCAGCAAGAAGTCCTATAGCTTTATCTATATTAAAAGCAAAACCATTTTCTTGTTGTTGATCTATGATGCCCCTTACTTTTCTTTCAAGGTCATAGGATTCTTTTGAGAAATCTTTTCCCTCTTCTTGTAATTCAAGAGCAACCCTCCTCGTAAGTTCCGTATCACGTTTACAATACTCCAGCATGTCTTCGTTGTATTCTTCAAACTCATTGAAATCTCCTTTGTTGTACCCCAACCTTTCACCCCATGCTGATAAGGAGTGTCCCCCATCTCTAACAGGATTATATAAATAAGACTCAAGTAATGTATCCCTTATTTGATTTGGTTTTATATTAGAACCTGTAAGTTTATTCAATACAGGAGCATCAAAACTAATACCGTTGTGCATAATGAATTGATCTATATTCTTAGACCAAGATGCAAATTGCTTACACTCCTCACCTACCCATGTAATAGCTGGGCCAGTAAGAGGATCAGCTACAATACAATGTATCTTTGTTGGAGTTAAACTATCTGTTTCAATATCAACGACAGCGGTTAACATTATTCTACCTCAATAAGACAAGCATCCTCTACTTTAATGTGGAAGAACTTCTCACCTTCTCTGATGTTTCTATTAGACACTTCTTTTACCTCACAGTTAAGTAAAATATTTGCGTCAATATGCCACGCCTGTTTGCAATCATTACGCCACACTATGAATGTGAAGAGTGCATCAGGGTATTGCTCCTTCCACTTAGTTAGTAAGCGGTTCTTACGGTAAGGTATTCGTATCTCTTTCCAGCTAGGATTCCACTCACCTTTCCAAGCATACTTTACCTCTACTTCATAAAGGTGGTGGGTTGATTCTTCTGCCTTACAAACAATATCAAAGTCTTTTCTCTCTGTTGTATCTACAGTGGTGTAGTTCATATCTTTGATGTGCTTCAAGGTAGCGGCCTTCGCATCTCTATCTGCTACTTCATATAAAGCTTTATCAAATTGTTTGCGTTTGCCCATCGTAGCCATTATTCATTCTCCATAAAAGGGTTATCAATTTGTGTCATTCTACCAGAATCTTTATCATAATGCAAGTAGCAAGCGACACCTGTATCACCAGTGTACCTGTTCTTGAGAACACGTATCGTAGTTGTGTTAGCTTCTACGTCATCCTCTGCTTGCTGGTTACGCTCCAAGGCTACAACGCTATCACTTAGATGTGCAATAGAGGCAGAGCCACGTAGATGCGACAATGATACCTCACGCCCATCCTCATGCCCACGATCACCACTTGGCCTTCGTAGGTGGCTCACCAGTAGCAGGGCTATGCCTGTCTCCTCTACTAAAGACCGTAGCTTGGTCATTAAGATATCTATAGACTTACGTTCATCGCCATTATCTTCCTGACCCGATACTAAGATACTAAGGTGATCTAAAAATATCCACTTACATTCTAATGCCTTTGCCATATACCTAACACGATCAAGGATCTCATCATTAGAGATAGAACCAAAGTGATCAAAGGCAAAGAACCTACCAGTATTAATAGTCTTCGATTGAAATTTTCTTAACTCATCCATAGAAAATTCATCACGTATCTCTTTAATGTATAGCCTTGCGTTAGCTTCAACACTCATAATGTTTAATGCAGTATTACGTACACTTTCTTCTAGCGCAAGCACACCAATATTATCTTTAGCATTGCCCATTATATGATGCATAAGCTCTCGCATGATGCTCGACTTACCCATGCCAGCACCACTGGTAAAGCACACAAGCTCTCCTGTCCTTATGCCATAGGTCTTATCGTTAAGACCAGACCAAGGATAGAGACATGTCTCGTAGTGAGACTCATCGTAAAGAGTATCTCCTAACTCTGCGAGATTTAAAATACCTGCTGGAGTATAGTGAGCCGCTGCCCAAAAGTCATTATAAAATTCTTTAGACTTACCTAACTTTAGATACTCATTAGCATCCTTGTGATGGAGAGTTGCTATCTTACATTTATGAGGTTCAAACAATGCTGCAACTTCTACGGCTGCTTGCTTACCTTGCTCATCATTATCAAAACATAATGTAATGGTAGCAAACGTATTAAGATATTCAAAAGCCTGTTTACAGTTTTTAACTGCTGCTTTTGCTCCATTCTTTATAGACACATAAGGATACTTTGATCCCATCATTTGATAAGCTGACATAGCATCAAGCTCTCCCTCACAAACAGTAACCATCTTACCACCTGCAGGGAAAAGGTTCTGACCAAACAACATAGAGTTTTCCATGTTCCCTTCGGACCAAAACTTTTTATTCTGTGTCTCTCTTATCTTATTACACACATGGTTTCCATCACTATCATAGTAAGGATAGATGTGGTGAGATATTACTGAGCCTGACATTTTAGTTTTAACATTATAAAACTTAGCTGTATCAAGACTTATTTTTCTATCGGTAAGGGCAGCTACCCTTCCCTCTGTAGTTCCTCCAATAGGGCGTTGCATAGGCACTACCTCTGCTTCTACTTCTTCTATTCCATTCTTAAAGTGTGTGTCGCAACTAAAGCAATGTGAGTACCCGTCAGAGTGTTGGACATTCGCATCACTTGAATTGCATTTAGGACATGGGCCTCTCTTGCCCCAACCTTTTGTCTGCATGATTTGTTCCCCTTTCGATGCAGTAAGTTTTGTTGATGTTAGTTTTTAATATATAACATAAATTACTTCTGTTGTCTAGCTCTTCTTTTGCCTCACGTTTTGATTTAAAAGAACATACTAAGTTATTGGTATCAATATGTTTTATATTCCACATTAATATTTCCAATCAATTTCAAGCCAATCATTTTTATCAACAGATGTCATACAATTATCACAGGTCATAGCAGCCCATGAGAAACCATAGACACGGGTATCAGCATGACAGTGAGGACACATGATAAACTTACCACTTTTACCTGCCCTTGTATAACGATTAACATTTTTATATTCTCTCTCGTTTGGAGATCGTTGATGTTTAAGTTTCCAATCCATTTGTTGAGGGAATGGAATGCCCATTATATTGAACAGCCATTCACAAAAGTCTTCAGGTAGATTCATTGTATTAATCCTTATGTATCTTCGTAGGTTTGTTCCCAAAGTTCTTGTACAAAACTTTCTTTATCCTCCATGATTTCATTTATCTCCTGCTTGGCGTACTTCTTAGCTTCTTTTGTATTGTAACCTTCATCTTGATACTGGCGAACCAATTCACGAAACATGGCTTGGCGTTCCCTTTGCCATAAGTTCTTAGTCATAGCTTCATATCCTCTATAAAATCTTCTAAATCTTTTGCATTACTAGGATCATAACCGTTGTCATACATAAAGTAATATAAGTCGGCTGGCAATCCTAATGATCTACGTATCTTTTCTTGTCGCTCTTTCCACTTAGGATAAAACTTAATTACTTCTCCCATGATAATCTTCCATATCTAATTCTGCCCATGATTTATCATCCCTGTAACTGTTATCTTTCTTAGCAACAGAAAGTTCACGTCTTAATTGACGTATGGTTTCGTTAGCATCTGTCAGTTGTTTTTTAAGCAACTCTATCGACTGATGATACACACGTTCTTTAGTGTAAATGGTCAACTCTTATCTCCCCATCATGTAATACTTCTAGATCCCAATCAGTTCCCCGTGCTATGCTTTCTAGGAAAGACCAAGCCTCTCCTTCTGAAGCAAATTTAAGAGGTAAGCCTACCTCATCAGTAAGAATATCAAATGATTTCAAGCTTATATCTTTCCTAAATGTTGATGCCCCTTGGGTTATAATGTACATACACATCTCCCTTACAATTGGTATGTATTTAATTATACCACACTTTCAATCAGTACTCAAATGTTTATTCTGTAACTAACAAAATAACATTTATGACAAGAGATATGATTATAAAAGTAATCATTAGCTTTCCTCTGTTGGGTCAGATTTTTCAAGATCGAAGAGACTTACAACGTCCCCATCCCATTCATCATCAACCCATACTTCAAGGTCTACCCATGCTCTATCTTCATCTTGATCCCCTCTATATGTGTAACTAAATTTTATTCCAAGCTCTTCTTGTTCCTTTAAAAAAGCATTGAGATCCATTAAGAAATCTAAGGTAGTGCTGAACTTATCAAATGACTGCATCATAATCCTCGTATATATTTATCTCATCAATAACAAATTTATTTACATCCTCCACGTTAGAAGAGTTGTCGATGCAATACTCAAGCATTGTATAGCACCAGCTATCTGACATTGATGTAGGGTGTGGCCCAAAGTGTACAAAATTTCTAACGTCTTGCATAGATTTAAAGGTTGGTATTTCCATCGGCGTACTCCTTATACCCTTCTTGAAAAGAATTTAATTCGTAGTCTAAAAACTCATTTAGTTCTTGTATAAATTCATCATCAGCTTTTACGTTGGGACCGAACATATCAAAGTATCCTTCGACAATAGACTTTAACCATAAGTCTGAATCCCCTGCTAAAAAACTTTTAACTTCACCCACATTATTGAAGTGTGGTGATATGGTTTTTAATTTATCAGACATCTTTCATTTCCAATCTTGTGAAAAATTTTCACAATTTTCTACGTTTATAAAACACATGAGATCCTATTTGTTTACATCTTTCCAGATACTTAGACCAGAAAGGATTTGTCCATACCGCATGGTAGTGTGTGGCTTCTTCCAATCCTTTTACTTTTACTTCTGTTGAAGTAAGAAGTTTTGCAATCTCTACGGCTATGTACCATGCTTCAGTTTCAAATGGTTTCTCTGACTTACCATCACAGTAGTAAGAGAATTGACAAGCATTACGAACAGGATTGCCACGCCAATACTTACCTTGTTTAACAACTCCACATATATTATCAGGATACTTCTTATCCCTTACTCTGTTTTGTATAACAACACCAACAGCAAGCATACCATTCCACCCTTGATCTCTAGCTTCAAAGTACACAGCTTCAGCAAGACATCTCTTATTAGTATCACCATATACTTTAGATGTTATTAACAATGATAGTATTACTGTTATTAATATTCTCATTACTCTACTCCAAATAACTATGTTCTTCTTTTAGTATTTTATTATAATGTTCTATAGATATATCATATCCTTCTTCAGGTGTCAACTTCTTATCGTACTTAAATATAAAACACATATCTTTTACAAGGGTACTGTTAGCGTACACAATGAATGTGGTAATTGTTGAAAGTATTTTACTGTTATTCAGTATGTAGTTTAACTGAATAATAAGTTTGTCCTTGTTGGGTAACTCTTTCTCAACAAAACATATAGAATTACTAGACATCTTGATAGTGTTCCTTCCATTCATCAGTGGCTGATAAGAGGTAGCCTTGGGCTGGCCCCATTATGTCAGCAATGTAGGTATCACCTAGTTCATAGCCACCATCAGGCATGTGTGGTGAGGTAGCCGCAACGAACCATCGTGCATACTGATTGCTTGGTTCTTTGTCAGGCCGTTGGTATGTTTTTAATACCCGCCACTCCCAACCAAAGTCATTCTGATACACAGCATAAGGCTCATCTTGTGTTGTGCTTCTACCAAATGGATTCTTATTCGCCATCTCTCATCTCCTTTGTATAGATACCCATGTCTGGATACCAAGTTCCAACGTCACGTTTAGCTGTGCCGTCACTGTTGTATGCCATAGCTACACACTTTGGCATTATCTTACCCTCTTGTGCTACACCATAAAACATATCAATCCAATCACCATCTTTTAAATACTTACGCATGTTTCTGATGTACCCTTCGATGTCTGTTTGTTTAGCAAGAGAACCTTTCACATTCTGTCGTACATCTTTACGGATAGATACGAGCATATCTGAATTAACCTTGATCCATTCTTTCACCTTGTCAGGATGTAGCCTGTGTTTTTTAGGTAGCTTCGCTAGGCTTGGGTGTATGTTACTCATCTCTATAATTCTCCCATAAAAATTCCACTAACTTAGCAGCCTTTAACTCTGTCTCTTCGTTATCAGGCGCACCTCCTTCTATTGCTTCAGTCATTGCTGCTTCAAATAACAATTCTTTGATGGCATCATTGTGTATATTGCTCACGATCTTCCCTTTCATAGAGTTCATTAGTTAACCTGTTAACAATAAATGTTTCTACCACACAAAAAGGATCAGACATTTTTCCAGTTTCATCATAAAAACTGCTCCGATTTTCTTTATATCTTTCAATGTCTTTATGTGTCAAGTTATATCTGTCAATAATATTATCAACTTCTTCAAAGATTATATCACCTACAATTCCGTCTAATCCTAATCCTTCAATAGCAAATGATATATTTGAGTGACGTTTATAGTCTTTCCATTTATAGTCTTTCCATAGGTCTTCTTTATTACTCATTATCTTTTCCTTATTTTTCCATTTGATTTTTAAAAAACTTTCCTACATCTAGGACTTGTTGAGGTGTGGCTGATGTCATAATCATATTAGCTAAAGAGGATACCCAAATTACATTACCTTTTATATAACCTTTTGAATTATCAATTCGGTCAACGCTAGGAGAGGTTGCTCTACCCCCTTCAGTTCCTACTTTAAATTCTATTCCTAATGCAGGACACTTATTATCTTTAGGATATATATCTTTAAGGTACTGCTTAGTCAAGTTAAAATCAAAACTTTTTTCTTTTGCTCTCACTCTTATAGTACTCAATCTATCTGTAAAGAAAGCATCCGAACCTAATACACTACTTTTTTCTTTCCATCTCGTAGCTTGGGCCTTTCTTTGTTCAGGGTGTGTGGCATGATACTTTCTTCTTCTGGCTTTTTCTTTTTCTCTAAACTCAGGATCATCTTGGTATCGTTTTCTTTTATATTCTTTTTTCCATTTTCTTTCCTTATCTTTATCTACCCAAGCCATTGGTCAACTCCTATCCTATAGTAAACCCAGTTGCTTTTAAATATACCAATACTAAAACAGCTACTACAATACCAAGACATACTATATATCCAGTTAAAGGGTTATTAAACATTGACATCTTCTCCTTCCATAAAAAGTTCTAGAGCTTCATAGTCGCCACAGTTCAGGTAATAATCTGCAAGATTATCAAACGCATAATTTAATAAGGTGTGCTTATCCCACCCATTCACTGCATCACTGCAAGCACTAATAATTTCTTCTTCTGTATACTCTCTCAACGTACTCCACAGTGGTCCTGAATTTATCATTAGTTATCTCCTTCAATTCTTAATAACAATTTAATAGCCAGCTTCTGAAACTCTGCCTGATACTGATACCATGTCCATTCTTTTATCCAATCGGTAGCTATGTTAGCAGGGTGATTGGCTAACTTATGTAGGTCATAGTGTCGCACCCACACATCTCTTTGTTTAGCTTTCATTTTCTTTCTTCTACTGCTTCGTGATAGTCACTTAATGTTTGTTCCTTACCTTTGATATAATTTTTGTAAGCGGCATCACGTTCCCATTGATTGAAGTACCATACGGGAAGCCTGTCATAGGTATACTCCATTATAGTTTCCCATTCTCTTTGGGTCATCCATTCACCCAATGGTTTTAGTTTATCATAGTCAATCATATTTTAAATCCTTATGTTAACCAGCCAATCCCCAAAAAGGTCGAGCCGTTGATGACTTCTCAAAGTATATTGAGGTTAGTCCTCTATGAATACCAAAGGTTGATGCACCAGAGGTAAAGCCATTGCGTAACTTGTGCTTACGCTTACGATAGATCACGGTGCCAGCCTTACAGGAAAGGCGATAGCCCTTGGTGCCATCATTCAAAGGTTTAACACGTAACCAAGGTTTAGTTTTCTTAACTGTTAACATATAATCCTCCATAATTTTGTGAAAAATTTTCACAAGTTTCAAAACAATCTCACTTATTCTTAATTCCCCATTAAAATATTCTTTAATTCTTCCACACTTTTACCACTAATATTTGACAACTCCCTGAGTGTTAAGTCTAAGTTTTCATCAAACAAATCTTTTATTTCTTGGTCAGTCATTTTATTCTCCTATCATTTAATAATTAAAGGGGTTTTATCTTTAGATAATTTAGCTAACTCATTGATTACATTTTTAAATTCAGGATGGTTTTTATTTCTTATAGCTAAATTTCTCAGCAACCATCGCACATTATTATCATCAAATAAATCTCGCTTTGATTCGGGAATATCCATATCGTTGGGAAGTAAAACATCAGTCATTTTTAATTTCCTTTAATAACAAAATAGTTATATACCCCTATGTAGATCATGTCAAGCTCTTATTAATGTTTAGGATATGATATAACTGGTACGTCCTTAGACCAGCAAGCTCGACATGATCCACATTGGTTGCCTCTTGTACTTGCCTTGCACTCTTTACCCAGTGGATTACCCTTCTTAGTAAATACTCTTGATGTGCATTCAAAGTTAGGGATGGTATCCGTGTCCACCTCTGAAGCCGATACCCGAATGGTAAGGTTGTCTGGCTCCATGCCGTACTGCTTACGGTATTGTTTAACTATGCCACGTTCTTGCGTAGGTAGCCAGTGTTGAATTTCTGGTGTTAGTAAGGCCACGTCTACGATGTTGTGTAACATTTCCACCGATTGTAGGTCACCACTATCAAACCAACGATGATAGTTATCCACGTTGTAGCGTTTAATCTGAAACACCATAGACGTAACCCACAAGGACTTGTCTGACTGTTGCCATTTAACAAGGTTAGCCTTCCACCCCTTGTCTACACTAGGCCGTAGCTTTTGTAGCTTACGGGCATAGCAGTCATGACATGGCGTCCCTTCAATCTCTGCCAGTTTACTGCCTACGTTACAGGCAAAGGCGTCGATGGCGAAGGTAGTTCCCGGCATTTTGGTATTGCCCTTAGATACTCTGCCAAATTGTAGTGCTTCTTTTACTAGCATATTAATACCCCATTGGTTCTTGCCACTTTGTCGATAAGACATTATCGTAATCTTCTGCTACGTTGTCAATAATATAATTACCTGACTGTGTATGTATGATTAGGTGCTTGTTGTCACAGTATATGCAACCGCTAGTGTCACAGTTAACACACTCTACCTTAATTAAGCAAGACATTACATCGCCTCTATTTTGTCCATAATCTTAGTGACATCTTTCTCAGTCAACCACCCCTTTACGGTGTCGCCTTCAGCAGTGATGCCAGCTAACTCTACCATGTCATCGCCTTTGAATACCCCTATTTCATACAGCCCTTTAGAGCTACCATATGAACCAGAGTGTCGCACTACCGACAGGTCGTAGTCGCCAAATGTAACACGGGTAGAAACTCCATCAAGAAAATCATTAAACTTTAGGTCAGAGAACTTCATAATATTTTACTCCATCAAGGGTTATGTACTCATCGGGATCTAGTGTCCACTCTATATCAGGTTCTTTTTGTGAAAAAATTTCACAAAATTCACTGTCCCAAATATCTTTTGCAAATTGTCTGAGTTCTTCTTGTTTGTTGTACTCATCAATTCGTTGTTGATTGCTAACGGATACCATGTGGTCATGCACCATGCGTCCACGGTTACTGTCGTTATATGTTACAACGTCCGTGTATGTGTTCCGCATGTTGGGATAATGTCCACTATTATTAGTCTGCCAATGGTGGCGTTGTTTCTTTGCCATGTATACCTCATATATTTAAACGCTCCCTAGTACATCATACCACAACATACTAGGGAGCTATGGTTGCCTCTTAGTGTATGCATTCACTAAACGCAAGGCAATGTACCGCCTTAGTTTATTCTCTTCCCCTATTACTTGTGCGGTATCGTAATAGATGACCACGCCTTAGTGGAACCAAGCTCTTAACTGCTTACGTATGGGAAGGCAAGGAATCGAACCTCACGTTAGGTGGCTACACTCCACCCTGTTACAGTGTGTAAACCTCCAGCCACTAGTGCCTTCGTCGGCCTGTAACATTCACTCGCCTGACTTCCCATAGGTAAGCAGTTGAATAGATAATAATATAATCCTTTTACGTTGTCAAATTGTGAAAACTTTTCACAAATTCAAACACAATACCTTAACAGCTAAACAGTTTAAGACTACGCCAATAGCGGCAAGGCCACCCGCCACACCGTAGGCAGGCCACCCATAGCTTGCGAAGCTTAGACCGTAGGCCATGCCCGATAGGATCATAAACCACCCAACAATAACCAACACAAAGAAGCCTAAAAATATATATACATTTTCCATGATGTCACCCTAATATAGTTGCGCCTATTAAATAGATTAGAACTAAGCTTGTCGTGAATTGGTAAACTATCATATTGTACCTCTTTTATATATTAATGTAGTTCTATATATAAGAATACCGAATATATATTTAGAATTAATAACGTAGGGTATCCCGTATATATGCTTAACCCTCTTAATGTGGCTGTATATCATAGCTTACCTTTCTTTCTTTAACTTGGATATAATCATAATATAATGACTATACCTAAGTCAAACAAAGGTATAGGGGGGCTTTTACACCCCCCAACCCTCACCCTATGCCGCTACCTTCTCTTTCTTAATTAAGGTTTCTAGGGTTTTCTTGGTACTCTGAGCCGATAACTTAACCAATGCCTCAAAGTCCCATTGTTTAGCTTCGCAATACCTTCGTATAAGCACCAATTGCTGCACCATATCTTTCTCTGTCTCTACCACAGGTGCCTTTTTATTTTCAACCTTTTTGGTAGGTGCCTTTTTATCTTTCTTCTTAACCGCACCAACAACCCCAGAAATTGCCTTTCCGGTTTCCTTGGCTACCTTCTCACATTCTTCGGGGTTCTTTCCTACGAAGTTCGCATAGCTTACATGTTGCCTTCTACTTTCTTCCGAAAACCCTTCGAACAGTTCCACACCATACTTACCTTTTAAATAAGATTGGGCTTTATTGTTAAAAAACTTAACCTTGGCCTTGCCCATTGCCTCCGTCATTACGGTGTAAGCTAGGGTATAGAATGTAACCTCATCAGCTAGTACCTTCTGGCGGTCATTCATATAAGCGTTAACCTTTTGAACGTCATTCAATTGTTTAGTCATAATCATATCCTTGTTTTAACGTCGTCACCATTGACGACAGATAGGAGTATCGGTCCATTTTAATATAATGACAACCCCCTAAGGCCATTTTATTTAATTTATTTTATAAGTTATTGAAATAGTTATATAAAATTGTGAAAGTTTTTCACAAAATTAGAGGAATAGCTGAGTTATACCTACCACTCTATACATTTTCTGGACGATAAAAGAACGGCCTTAATCCACATTCCCAAAATATCCCCAAATTGAAAGAATAAGGTATCCATTGAAAAGGTGATCCCATGCCGCACAATATATAATGACTACCCCACCCAAAAAACCCGGAGGGTCATCCTATATATTATATTAGGACTCTCAAATATTTTCAAAAATACTCGGACTTGTCATCAACCCATCGGCTGATACTAGTACTTTACTAAAGTAGTACCTTAGTATAGTACTAGTACTTTACTAAAGTACTAATTATATTATATTATTATTATTTATTTCTAGTATTAGTATTTATAGTGTATAATAGTACTATGAATAGTTTACAAGAAACTCTACTTGATCCATATATTAACCTTCAAGGTTTGTTATCTCAAAAGGTTAACGAACAATCAAAGACAGATTTCCTAACTTTTGTTAGGATGATGGCTCCTATGCTTGTATCTGATTGGAGAATGGGTCGTCACATAGAAGTTATATCAAATAAGTTAAAAGATTTAGAGGAAGGAAAGATAAGAAGGTTAATGGTGTTCTTACCACCACGTTCTTCTAAGTCTGTTATCTGCTCTAAATTGTTTCCTGCTTGGTATATTGGTAGAAATCCTGAACATGAGATACTAACTGTCTCTCATAGTGATCAATTATCTAGTGATTTTGGTAGATCTGTAAGGGATGTTGTTAATACAGAAGAATTTCAAAAGATATTTAAAGGAGTATCTTTAAGAAGTGATGTTAGAGCCGCTGGTAAATGGAAAACAAACCAGAATGGTACATATTATGCTGCAGGTGTACGTTCACAGATAGCAGGTAGAGGAGCGCACATAGCAATACTTGATGATGTTATGTCTGAAGAGGATGCAATCAGTGCATCAGGACGTAAATACATTAAAGAATGGTACCCTGCTGGCTTACGTACACGTATTATGCCTAACGGAGCTATAGTAATAATTAATACACGGTATCATTATGATGATTTGTGTGGATGGTTATTGAAACAACAGGAGAATATGAGTGAATTTGAAACAATTCCTTGGGAAGTTATAAAAATCCCTGCATGGGTGGACGAAGATGCTGCAGAATTGCTAGATCTTCCTATAGGTTCCAGCTATTTTCCAGAATGGAAGACAGATGAGATACTAAGAACGGATGAGAATGAGATTAAAGCCAGTAATGGTAGCCGATACTGGAATGCTCTGTACATGCAAGACCCTACACCAGAAGAAGGGGGATTAATAAAGAAAAGGTGGCTAAAAGATTGGACAAATGAAGAACCACCTAGCTGTGATTTTGTAATACAAACATATGACACAGCTTTTTCTACAAGAACAACGGCAGATTATAGCGTAATACAAACATGGGGTATATTCTCCATGTATAATCAAGATAAAGGTGGAGTAGAAGATTTTGTTTCCCATCTTATCTTACTAGGAAACATTCGGGGCAGGTTTGAGTATCCCGAATTAAGGAAAATGGCACAGAAGTTATACAATCAGTATAGACCTGATGTATGTATGATAGAGAAGAAGGCCAGTGGTCAATCATTAATACAGGATATGAGAAGGGCAGGGCTTCCTGTCATGGAATATAATCCTGATAGAGATAAGGTATCCAGAGTGTACGCAGCTTCTCCTATTATAGAAGCAGGGAGATTATGGATACCTGTTAATAAGAAATGGTCCGATGAATTAATAGAGGAATTAATACGTTTCCCCAATGCTGCCCATGATGATCAGGTGGATGCTATGACAATGGCTATACACTATATGAAGGAATCATGGCACCTAATGCATCCTGACGATCCTGAATGGGAAGAGGAAACAAAAGAACAAAGAAGTACCTATTGGACATTTTAATTTGGGATTAACATAAATATGTGTTATAATTATATTATACGGAGGAACATCATGGAATGGTTAATTCAAACTCTGGGAGCTAAAACTTGTTGTATTCTATCAAGCGGTGTGGGTGGTGCAACAAATGTATTAACAAAAAAGAATTTTAACTGGACTGCTATTAAAGATGTTGGTCTAGCAATTATAGTAGGGTGGATAGCAGCGGAATGGTTTATACCACCTATAATGAAACATTGGGCTTTAGATATGACTTGGGGTCCAGCCATAGCATT